AAATAAGAAATAATTTCACTATGTTCAAGTGTAACTAATTGTCCTTCAACTGATGCATCATGATACCTTTTATAATCTGTTTGCACAGGCATATTATGTCTCCAATCCATGATCTACTAAATATTTTTGCCGAACATTTTCTCTTGTCAATAGTTTCCCATCTTCATCAAGTGCTTTCTTTGAAAAATCATTTGCAAGAGCACTTAAATTATCCTGTGCTTTTCTATGTTGGTTTACAGCCATGTCATAAGCAACATTAATATAAGCAGCATCACGCTTAGATAAATCTCCCAATGTCAAAACTTTTTCAATAACTGCTTTTTTTACTTCCTTATCACAAGCTGTGCAATCTAACATTTTATCTTGTAAAATATCTTTAGCATCAGTTAGCAATTTAACTTTGTCTGCAATCATTGCTTGAATTTTTTCATCATTAGGTATCATTTTTTTCAGGACATCTACTTCAGCATCTTTACCCGATTTTTCACTCTTCAATTCATCATTTTCTTTTTTTAATTTATCATTTTCTTTTTTCAATGCATCTAATTTTTCATCAGTCTCTTTTTTCTCAATTTCTTCATCCTTTTCTTTTTTCGTTTCTTGTTCTTCTTCAGCCTCTTTTTTTTCTTCGGAATCTGTAATTGCTTTTTGCAATTTTTTGAAATCATCCTCAGCATTTAAGGAATATTTCTTATTAGCATATACAATTTCATTCATAATTTTATCTCCAATTTTACATTGTTCGCCACACCTACCAGCTTTAACAACTGCTAAATGGTTAGCTTTAATATTTATTTGTTTATACTCATAATCCATTCCCATATAAGTTCCACACTCAGGAATTAAATCATAAGAAAAGCCTACGCTAACTTGCTTTTTCTTTTTTTTTAAATATTCATCAATTAATAATGCATCAGTAATTGTAATAATCCCTTGCAAAGAATCCCGTTGTGCCTGTACATGGGATACTGTGCCCTTTTGCAATCTTTTAACATTATCAATAGTAATTGTTCCAGAAGGATGATCATCAGTTACAACAAGATTAGTAAAAGAATTAATACTATCAGTGTCAAATACATCTTCAGGATGTCTCATGACATTTATCATATCATTCATTCTATCTTTTAAGCCAAGCTCCATGCCCATATATTGTTGAATGCCAATTCGTGATAAAGTAACTTTGGCTGTTAAAAACCCAGTACTATTATCAATAATTATTTCATTAACTGTACTGCTATCAAATAATTTTTTTTTCATCAATCTAACTCTAAAATGGGTTTATATGAACAACGACAATTAATATCAGTAACTCCTGGAATAATAAATTTTTGTGCTGTTTTACTCCATGCTCCTTTCATAATTTCATATTCTTTTCCATCAAGCTCTCTATGACTTTTCCTAACTCGCTCATCACGGCTTGACATATAATAAGCTTTGGTAATTCCTAAAGTAGTTGACCTAAGCATAGTTAGTTGAGAATGAATTTTTTTAGTTTCAAAACGAGCAATTGTTTTAATTCTATTTTTCAATTTACTACCAACTGAATTAGTTCTGCTCATAAGTTTTTGTGCAATAACATCATATCTTTCACCAGCAAGATAACTACTATAAATTGTACTTTGCACTTGGCTTAAATATTGCTCAGGGATACTACTTATCAATTGAGCATTTTGTGCAATGCTTACCTTAATAAAATCATTTAACTTTTCATTTTGGATTATTTTTATTAAATTCACACCACGCAATTTATGAGGTATGGCCTTATTAAATCTTTGAGCATTGAGCTCGGAAATATTATTGATAGCACCAGTAGCTAATGAAGTAGCTAATCCAGCAGTAATTTTACCTCTAAAATTTTGATTTATTAATACAAACATAGCAGCGAGTTGATCAGGCAAAGAATCTAATTGAATTTTCAATTTAGATTCATTCCATTGCAAAATAGGCAAGATATAAGTTTTTATTTCGTTTAATAATTGTCTCCCTAATATATTCAACTCTTTAACATATGCTTGCTCCATTCGTTTTGGGGATACAGATAATGAACTCAATATGATACGTTTTTTACTCATCTAAATCGAATTCCAAATCTGAATTAGCCAAAAGTTCTTGAGTCCTATCTGAAGTTAAACTGCTATATGTTTGTTGTTTAGATAATTCCAGTATAATATCAGACGCCTCTATCACCCCTAATTCTAAGTATGTTTTATCTCTATTTGCATTATTATTTTCTAAAGTAGATTGTTCTAATTCAGTTAATTGTTTTACAGGATTCCATTCCCATTTCCACTCTCCTGTATATCCAATATTAGCAAGCATTATTCGATCCAACCAATCTACTTTTAAGGTTAATTCATTGTCTTGATAAGCCGTAACCCCATCATAATAATTCGTTAAATCACTATCCCCCGTAGCATTCATCCCTGCCGGACTACGACCATAAATCCGAGTAAATGGTGTATCAGCCGCTCCGCAAACTTTATAACCAAAACGATCGTCAAGTTCATGCAAATTGGCAAAATTAATAGATTTTTGCTCATACTCATCATCTTTATCCAGAACAATACCATTAACTATAGATTTGCCTTCTTGTGCCAATGAAATACGCTTTAAAGCTAATTCTTCACCTCCTGAGCCTTGAGTAACAAGATCATTCAACCCATTAATTTTATAAACATCAACTTTTGCCTCATATACTAAATTGCGAATTAATTGAATAACTTCCTCGGCTGCTGTAATTGGGTCAAATAACCTTGTGAATAATGATAATCCCCAATAGCCTTCTTGTTCCCAGATTGGAATGGAAGGAATAATACCATCAAATTTTAATACTCGACTATGATGAATTTGCACTCCTGATCTTGTAATAGAATAACATTCCGGTTGGCCAAAATTTCTATCCATAATATTATTATTTGGAGTTTCAGGAAAAATATTATATCTATCAAGCACCATCATATTAATTAAAGAATTTGGCTGAATGTTATCAATATTTAAAGGAGTTGTTGGATCTTCATTTAATATTGGAATAATAACAGCCCCTCCATAGGCTCTTGCCCATTTTGCAGCTTGGATAATCTTTTCTTTCACACCCCAATCAATATATTGTTGATTAAATTCCTCTTTTTTCTTAACATCATCAATTAATATTGTGCGCCAACGCCTGACAGCATCCTCAACTCTAATATCAACGATTTTTGCACACAGCCAACTATAAGCATATAAATTTTCTGCCACCTGTTGATTAATTCTTAATCCTGCACTAAAATCAGTATGAATGGTAGCATCTTTTCTACTGCCAAGACCTTTTAATAAATTAACAAAACCATCCCAGGCAAACATTAAGCCACCCCATATATACTAATCTTTAAACTTTGCCATAAAGCATTCCATTTTTGAGTCCAAAAATCATCTTTAAATTGATGAGTTAAATTTTCATTTACCTTATTATAATCAGGTGGTGAAATAGCAATAATATCATCAATATTAGTAGCTTTTTGCACTTCACATAAGCTTTTAGCATATAGGTTATGAGCATTCCATACATATGCTCTTAATTGCATTGCTATACTTTTATACTCTTTCAACCCAACATTAAAAGCTTTTAGATTGTTATATATATCCTTGCATGTAATTGATAAAAATAATTTATTTTTTGTGGAGGTATTGAAAATGTTATTATCAAAAATATCAATAACTGACATAGAAGCTTTAATGATATAAGTTTCATTGGCATATATCCATTCAAATCCCTGATCTAAAAATTTTTGAAAATCCACTTTTAACAATTGAGTGAAAATCAAATAATTAAATACAAAAGAATTCGGAATATTTCCTTGATTCAAAATATTCTGAGCATGAGTAAATGAAGTGGCTTGTAATAACTTTTTATTAAATTGATTGGCTGAATATTCCGGATGAATAATAGCATAAGCAAATCCACTTAAATATGTAAAATTATATTTTTCTTTCAATTCAGTCATTTTTATTGGCTTTTGACTATTCAACTCAGGCAATTTAGTTTGAAAAGGTGCATACCAATAATTCGTTTGTTTTTGCTTATTTTCAACTTGAATAGGAGTCATTTCTCGCAAATCAACAAGCTTATCAGTGTCTTTAGAAAATCTTGCGTAAATCATTTTATTTCCCTATTCATAATTAATTGCTATAAGAGCTTCACCTGAAAAATCAGGATCAGCATCATATTTATACATAATGTTTGTATCTATATAAAAAAAAATACTCATTGATGGATGAAAAGCAATAGTTTGCGGATCACTTACTTGTAAAGAATCACCTGTAGTTATTGCAGAGTCTATATCCCAAGGAGTTGATAAATTATATTTAATAATTTCATCATCACTACTTGAAACACCATACAATTGTGTTCCACCAGCTTGTATTGTTGCGCCTCTAAGCTGAGTAAGCTCAGAAATAGTAACACTTTTTAAATCATAAGAAGCAGCAGTTACCAGCCAAGGTGTTGGCAAAGAATATTGATATATTGTTTTTGCATATATGTCTGCCACATACATCTTTGATCCATCATCACTAATAGTAATACTCGTAATATAACCACCAGCTATTTCACTTCCAGCATTATAACTTGTAGTATAACTTGCAGATGTAATAACCCAGGGATCTGATAAAGTATATTGATAAACATAGCCAGAACTTCCACCCAGATACATTTCTGTGCCTTCAGGGTGCATAAAGAACCCTTGTGCATTAGACAATTGGGCTGAATGATCAAATTCAGCAGTTTTACTTGCAAATGTAATATTCCAAGCCTCAGACAATGTATATTCATTAACATAATTAGTTTGTCTTGTGAGATAAAATTTAAACCCATCAGACCTAAAATAAAAATCACGACCGGTAGGATCAGGATAATCATATGAAACACCAGAATAGGTTGAATCAGCAAATAACCCTGATCCACTTGGAGCTGTAAATTTAAGCTGTCCACTTATCTCTTTAATAAAATGGTCTTTATTTCCTGGATTAATTGTCTCCAATAAAATTAAATCATCATATATCTCTATTTTTTGTGATAATACATCCTCGCAAGTAATAATTATTTGAACCAAAGTATCCCCCACCCCAGTAAAATCAACAGGAAGCCAATCTCCAGAGGTTGTAAATTTATAAGTATCAAAATTCCCACCAGCACCAGTAACAGGATTAGCTATATCAAGCCAAGTTATACCATTCCAATTGCGCCAGCCAGGTTTTGTAGATACGGTATTTGTGCCATCATCAAAATAAATATCATCTGCTGATGGATTATTTGGAGGAACACTTCGAGATGCAATATTCCACTCAGGAACGTCAACATTAGTAGTATTAAATACTTGCTTATTGCCACTTCGACCATTAAGTAAAGCATATTGATGATGATTATCATTTGCAAGACCAGCTAAAGCACTATGATTAATTCCTGGTCTTGCTCCTGTCAATTCAGTTGTCCGCCAGTCAACATATGTAGCATTTAAATCAGTTAAGCGTGTACGGGCTTTTACTGAATTTACATAAGAATCATTAGTTTGAAAAATAATTGACCCCAAAAAGATAAATTCAGAGCTTGGCAATCCAGTAGTAATTAAATTATTTATTTCAGAATTAGCACCAGCTTTTGCATCAATTATAGAGTTATATTCAGCCTGCCCTACAACAGCAAAAACCTTTTCACCAGTGGAAAAACCATTAGTTTGCAGAATATGACACAATAAAAACTTATTATTTGTAGTTGGAGTGAGCACCTCAGCACCAGGTATAGAAATATCATTGTATGCAAGCCTTCCTGTTGCGCCCACTCCGGCAGTAATATCCGTTACAACCCCAAAACCTGATTCTGTAATCCTACGCCAACTTCCTGAATTAAGATAAAGAATTTCAAATCCGTTTGTAGAAACAATATTGCTTTCTATATGAATCATATCCTCATCTGCTATTAAACCCAGGCTATAACTAAATTGAGCATGACTATCCAAAGAACCATCACCATCAGATATAAAATCACCAAGAGCACCACCGGAAATCCATTTTGCTCCTTGCGTAAAATGCAAATAAGCATGGGTTGACCCATCCATTTGATTCAAATGACGTTCATCATTAAACCAAATTACCTGTTTATTTACAGCATCCCAATAAATAATTGAAACGGTAGGAAGCGTTCTAATTAAAACATCAATTGATCCTGCATCCGGATTTACTAATTCTTGAATTGCACCTGTTGAATCATAATGAATATAATGTAGCCCTTCAATATCAGATATAACAATATTTTCAGGACTTGATTTTCTAAATTCTTGTGCTTTTATCCAAAAATTAAAATAATCTTGACCTACTTTTGGAGCAATAGTAAAAGTCCGAGTACCATCAATAAAATTTAGAGTCCCTTTTAAATCAGATTGATTAGCATCAAAACCAGTAGGCTCAACCATTGTCTGAAAACGCTTCAACCATTGTTCAGATTGAATATTGACAAAAATTGCTCCTTCAGTTGCATGATTGCATATGCAATATCCTATTTTAACTCGAAAATTAGGATGATGTAATTTGTTTTTAGTGAATTTACCATCAATTACATCTAAAAATACTTTATCTCCAGGCAAACAAGCAGAAGCATCAATATTCCGGACTAACCCAAAAGTAGTATAATAACCTCTTTGATTATCCCCAATATCATGAGTAGCCATTGCCAAAGCTCGGACACCATCTTGTCTGCTTGCATTTGCTAATTTAACTTCAGGAATTGCTCCTGATGCACTGGATAAATAGACAATCTCCCCTGTGTTTATTTGACTACCTTGTGTATTTTTTGGTCTATCCGGCAGTACTTGCCCTTGTGCTATTTGAATAATAACACCACCAGCAAGGACTAAATTAAGAGTTCCTTTTTCTAAATCCCATTGTAAAGACCCTTCATCAGCTACAGTAGCAGGTACTAAATTAAATTTAATCCCATTAAGATTTATTAAATTACCATCATCATCTAAAATAATACTACTATCTTGAATATTTTTCCCACCCCCATCCCCTCTAATAAGAGCATTATCACTTAAATCATCATCTGATATTACATTTGCCGCTCCCCCGCCCACACTCCCTATATTAAAAGACTGGCCTTCATCAAAACGCACTTGGCCAGCAAAACTAACGGCAAATACATAAACATCAATAGCTGAGTTTGACCGAATTCCTTCAAAGTTTTCAGTTATAAAAATAGGCACACCTTCAGATACTTCTAAAGGCGCAGCCTCTCCTGTATTTTTATAAGTGTATAAATAATCAGTGGGTTGTTCAGTTTTCTTACGGAGCATCCCAAAAGTT